AAACTTGGCCGTTCGCAGTTTGGTGAACATGGCCTTCTTGCGGATGCCGCCGGATTTGCCTTTCAACTTCCGGGGTTTTCGGGGTTCCCACCGCTTACCGTCCGGGCCTTCCTGCTTCTTCATGCGCTCCTGGTTGGACTTGCGCAGACCACGGGATATCGATTTCATCAGCTTGCGGCGTTCAGCGGGCTCCATCTTGCGAAGCAATGGCTCGGCCCACCCGGAAAGCGCGTCAATATCGTCAGTCATCGAACGGCACATCCTCTTCCAGGCCATGAAGGTCCATGATGATCTCCCATTCCGTGGCGTCCATTTCCATGGCTGGCTCTGGCAGGATGTGCTCCACGTCCAGGCCCGCTTCGGTGGCTTTCACGATGACCCGTTCGGTGACCTGGACGGTGATGGCGATGTCGTAGCTGTCGTTCTTCAGCAGCTCTGCCTCGAAGCTGAGGGTATTCTTCGGATCGTGCCCCGGCTCGCGGACTTTGAGCCAGGACAGTAACGGCAGGATGATGTTGTCCACGGATCCGGAATAGTCTGTGATGATCAGCTGGATCGGAAAAGAGTACATGTGGCTGAGGTTCGGGCCCTCCCAGAACTCGATGCTGCCATCTTCGATAAAGGTCAGCAGCTTTTCCGGGTTGCGCTTCAGGTTTGGCACGTTGGCCAGTATGTGACCGCGTAGGTCTTCCAGTTTTTTCATTGCGGCTCCGGCGTGCTCAGGGTTCGGGCTTGGGTTTCGCAGTCACCCACTTCATCGGCGATTTCTGCCATGCGTTCGTTTAGGGTGTTCAGCTTAACCGCGTACTGGTCAATCAGATCCAGCAGGCTGGCGTTCTTTTTCAGAGCTGCCCGGCTGGGGTGGCGTTCCGGCGTCGCCAGTGGCTTCACGTTGCCGCACACCAGGTAATCGGTGGTCTGTATATAGCGGACTTTCCCGGAGCAGCCGGCCAACAACACCAGGCAGGTCAGCGCCAGCCCAATTCCTATACGCTTCATTCTCTTCCTCCAGGGCTGCCCGCTTCGCTTTCTCAGCGTCCAGCTGGGCTTCAAGGTTTGCTTCCACTGTTTCGATGCGTCGGATCCGGTCGGCCAGGCGGTCACGGGCAACGACCATTTCCGCAAGCCGGCCCTTCGTGTCCCTGTGCTCCTGCTCTTGCCGATCCAGAGCCCCGGACACAGAAGCCAGCTTGCCGCTTGTGGCCAGATTGCGCTCGATGCTGTACCAGAGGGCGCTGCACAGGGCAGCGACCACTAAACCGATGACCAGGTAGACCTTCATTCCTGCTTTCGCCCGCTGTTGACGTAGAAACCAAACCAGGCGGCCGCACCGCCCCATATCACGCTGGCGTAAAGCTGCTGAGGGGTGGCCGGATCGCCCAGAGCGGTGAACCACTGGTGAGTGTCAAAGCACAACCATCCGTAAAGGATGACTAACAGGCGCGGGACTACGCGCCAGGCGTCCAGCTGCTCCGGAGTGAATTTCACGCGGCACGCCCCAGCTGCCGGTACCGGTCATAAGCTGTGGCCATGCGGGTGTCGTACTGGTTGCGGGCGTAGGCCGGGCCGTTGTAGCGTTCGGCAAAGGCGGGCCAGTCCCGGTCTTTCAGTGCGGCGTGCAAGGCTTTGTCCTGTTTGATGAAGCGAACAAAGGCTTCCAGGTGTTCACGCTCGCTTCGGTGCATTGCTTCCGAATAGTCAGCGGCGGAGGCGTACCCCAATCCCTGCCAGTGAAAGCCCATGATCTGGAACAGGCCCCAACTGGCTGACTCGATGGCAGTGGATCGGTCGATAGCGCTGGCCCGCTTCAATCGGCGCCATTCACCATCGCCGCCAACGTATCCGCCTGGGGCTTCATTGACGATGGCCGGGAACTTGGCCGCATTGTGGGCACGTGCTGAATTATCCAGTCGGCGGAACATGACGTGACGCTCGAAGAGAATGACCGGACGGCCAGACGGCAGGAAGCCGCTTTCCTTGCTCTCCACTTCGGTTACCGCCTTGATGGCAGCCAGCTGAACCCCGAGTTTTCGAGCGGCGGCCTTCAGGTCTTTTTCGCAGAGCTCCTTTCCGGAGTTTTGGGTGCTGTTCGGGTTCAGCCTGCCCAGTGTTGCCGGCCCGGCGACACCGTCGACCATTAACCCCTGATCACGCTGGAAGCGGATGACCGCCTTTTCGGTGGCGTCGCCAAACCACCCATCCACTTCAATGGCGACACCCGTTGATTTCAGGGCCTGTTGAAGTGCGGCCACATGCTGTCCTACGTCTCCGATCCGGATCATCAGCTGTTTGCTCCTATCAAGGTCAGTGCTGCGCTGAAAAGCTCTTTACGCAGGGTGAAACCAAGCGCTGCGATGCCAATAAGCACCCAGATTGCGCCCGCGAAAAACCAGACCTTTCGGGAAAGCCCGGAAACGATTTTACCCAAGCCATCGATCGCTTCAGCGGTGGTTTTCTCGCTTTTTTCTATGTACTCCTTGTTCTGCTCGAGGAACTTCTCCATCGCTTCCTTGGTTTCTTTTTGCTGCTCCTTCTGGCTCACAGTGAACTCCCGCAGGTCGCCGCGGATGTCAGAAACGGCGTTCTCCAGGGCGTTTACCCTGGGGTGGAGATCTTCCAGTTGTCTGAGTCTCGCCGCCCAGTCGAGGGCGACCATTTCTTGCAGTTGCATCGCTTCGGCCCGTTGTTCAGGCATGCCGTCTCCTCAGTTCCACAGCTGGACGGTCGGTTGAGTGGGTTGCCGGTCTGCCTCTGGCAGTTTCACCAGGGTCCCCGCGGGAATGGTAGGGCCAAAGCTCGCAAGCCCCGGATTGGCTTCATAGGCGGCTTCAGTGACGCCAGCAGTGTGGCCATAAACCCGATAGCAGATGCGGTCCAAGGTGTCGCCCTGTATCGCCCTGACTTCTATCATCAGATCAGCTCCACGGTGGTTCGGGCCCTGCCTCGAATGTCTGAAAGCGCCCAGGCAGCATCACGCCGGTAGTCGTCGTCCGTCATTTCCAGGGCTTCAGCGCGGTCGTGCCCGGCGCCGGTGCTGTCATAGTCTCGGTACCGCTCTACCAGGTTGGACTTGGCCAGTGACCAGACCGCACGCAAGTAAAGGGATTTGTGATAACCGGCAGGCTGCCAGGTGGGCTGGGGCGTATCCTCGATGGTGTCAACACCGGCATCCTGCTGTTCCTGCATCCACTTGGCCAGCAGCTGGTTGGCTTCGTACATCGCCGCTTCAAGGGCGTGAACGGCGCGGCTGTCAGTGACCGTGCCGTCGATCCGCATCGCTTCCCGGAAGTTCTGAAGTTTAAGATCGGGAAAGAAGCTGGCGTTGGTGATGGTGATGGTTTCGGTGGTACCACCGGCTGCAATCAGGCTCATGGTGCCTCCGTGTGAAGGCGGTGGACGGGGCCGTAGAGTTTCCGGCGAAGCCTTGACTCAGGGCCCCGTGCCGCCTGGCGTCGGGGTGCCGACTCGGATCCGGCTATTCGCCGGAATTCTTCAGTTCTTTCCTCAGCGCCTCGATGTCCTTCTTCACGCCGGCGCGATCGTTCAGCTTCAGGGCGCGTTCGAGGGCATCCAGTGCTTGATCGGGTTTGCCGCTGTCGCGCAGGCGATACCCGTAAGCCTTGTAGAGCTTTGCCTTTACCTGGTCGTGCATGTCGGATTCCCCGAACATGTTCACGGTGCGCTCAACGGCTTGGATGAATTTTCCATCGGGGTCTTCACCCTCGGTTTCCAGCGCTGACACGGCCACTTCTTCAGCCACCAGGTTGGCGGTGGTCCGTTGGTAACGGTCCGGTGTTTCCAGCCCGTTGGCCACGGCGTAATCAGCAATATCCAAGCCGGTTTCCAGATCACCCACGTCCAGGTACCAGACCATCAGCGTCATCAGGACTTCGTCCTGGTGCCCGGGTGCGGCCTGCAGTACGCCCTTTACATACTCTTCGTAGTTGGGCAGCAGTTCGCGTTTGGCCTCTACCTTGCGCTCGATGCTCTGGATGTCGTGCAATCGCCGGGTGTCCTCGATGATCGCTGCCAGGTGCAGCTCGTAAGCGTCGCCCGTGGGGCGATCGGGTGTTGATGCTGATGCTTCCTTTTCAACCAGCTTGCGCTGATAGCGCTTGGCAGCCGGGCTAAGCGGTCCGCCGCCCGATGGCTGTTTCTGGAACGGGTTCGGCTTTGCTGCGCTGCCCCGTTTTGCGGCCTGCTCTTCCCGCTTTTCCTGTGCCTTGCGGGCTTTTTCCTGTGCTTCGGCCCTGGCCGCCTCCCGGGCGGCCTGGACTTTTTCGAAGCGCTTCTTGGCTGGACTAACCATTACGCCCCCTTTACACCAGTGTGATGTTCTCGACCACGGCGCCGGCACCGAAATCTTCCACCACGTAGGCCTCGTTTGAAGACTCGTAGTTCTCGATGCGGTTGCGCTTCGGGTTGTCCATGACGTGACGGCGGCGGCCGCCGTTCTGGTAATAGATGGACAGGTTTTCCATGGTGGTGACCATCATGGTTCCGTCCGGAATGAACGGTACCTGCACGCCCTGCAGGCCGCCAATGCGCATCTGGCTGACGATCAGATCCAGGGCCTGCTGTTCAGTCGGATCGTTATCCTTGTTGATCAGCGGGAAGTACTTGTCGCTCATCAGGGTGCGGCCAACCAGCACCACCAGATCCTGGCTTTCCCGGTGCCACGGATCCAGCATGCTGTGAACCACGTCGTAAACCAGGGCGTCCAGGTTCTTGTAGTCACCGGTTGAGCCAACAGTGACTTCGCCAGATGCTGCCACTACCTCATCCATTACCCGCTCTGGGGAAGTGGTGCGGTAGTGCTGGAGCCAGCCTTTGTTGACGTCTTCCAGAAGCGGGTTGGCTACCCGGTCTGTCTCGGATGCAGCGCTGAGGCCGTTGAAGCCGATCATGATCCGGTCCAGTGCCTGCTGCTTCACGATCGCGTCGCGCAGCATGGCCTGGAAGTTGGGGAACTTGGCCCAGGCGTCGATTTTGGCGTAGGGCACGGCGGTGTCGAATTCGGTCAGGAAGCACTCATAACCGTTCGCGCCCAGGTCGCTCAGATCGCGCGGTGTGCGATCCTTGGCTGACACATCGGTGCGCCCGGCAATGGTGGATCCCACGCCCAGGCCGATCTTCTCGCCTTTGACTTCGTCCACGCCGATCACGTTGATCTGGTTCAGAAAGCCGCTGGATTCCTGAATTCGCTGTTCCAGCCGCTGCTGGACGGACGGTTCCACCGCGAAGGTTTCGGCGGCGGACTCTACGCCATTGAGCTCCGCGATCCGGCGGCGGAGCTTGTTGAACTGTACTCTGGATTCGTTGCGCATAATCTGAATTCCTTCAGCAGTCGGTGAGGATAGCGTCCTGACCACCGGTGGCCGGCGTGCGGGGACTGTGTTGGTGAGGCGTGGTTTCAAGCTGGTTCTTCAGCTCGTTGAAGCTCTGCTCAAGGGCTTCATGAGACTGCTTGAGCTGGGCGTACTCGTGCTGGACTTCGTCCATAGAGCTGCGCAGCTGCTGGCCTTCGGACACGAACAGCTCCAGGGTTTTCTCCAGATCGGCTCGGAAATCCGAGAAGCGGGCGGCCGTGGCGTCGCGGTGTTTGCTGAACAGGGCTTTTACCTTGGCCAGCATGGATTCACCGCCTTGATCACCGCTGGCCTGGTCGCTGGCTGCTTCAGAGAAATCCAGCTCTGCTTCAACGGCTTCTGAGAATAGGTTTTCCGCACGCTGCTTCCGCGCATTCAGCGGGCTGTTTTTGGCCTTGCTGCTGAACTGGAGCATTTCGGTGCCCAGGGATGCGGGGGAATCAGTCACGGCCAGACCTACCAGATAGGCTTCGCCGGTGTCCGAGAACTCGGGATCGACTTCGATGGAGGTGTAAATCTTCTGCCGGTCCTTGGTCATTTTGACCAGGTCTTCGGTGGGATCGATCTCCGCGAACAGCTCCAGCTTGCCTTCGTCATTCTCTTCGGCCTTCACTGCAGTCACGTCACCAAAAGCCTTGAAAGGCCCATCGGCGAACATGCCGCGCATGTGTTCAAGCCAGACCCGGGCGCCGTATTTCTCCCGGTTGAAGTTCGCGGCCATCTGTTCGATCCAGGCGCGGCTGATTGCCCGTCCGTCGGTAGTGGCACCTTGAGTGGCCACTCGAAACCATTTTTTCATGTTGCTCTCCAATCGGGGGTGCGAGATGCTGTCTTTCGCGTGTGCCACCAGATTCGGGCCCCAGCCCGACAAAGCCAACCGCCGCCGATTGTTACGCCGCTCCTCACAAATGAACATGCGATAACGCCACCCCCGCAGCCTTTAGGCTGACGGCATGGATAAGACTGTCGAATCGGATTACCGCGATCACTTTGTGAAGGCCCGCACCCTCTACTGGATGGGATGGCGAGCGCAGCGCATTGCCGATGAACTGGGCATCAGTCCTCAGCTGTTTCACAACTGGAAAAAGCGGTTCAGCTGGGACGAAGCCGGGCCGATCCAGCGGGTGGAGAGCTCGCTGGAAGCCCGCATGGTTCAGCTGGTGTTCAAGGATGAAAAAGAGGGGAAGGACTTCAAGGAAATTGACTTGTTGGGCCGGCAGATCGAACGGCTGGCCAGGGTGCATAAATACGAAGAGTCCGGGCGCGAATCAGACCTGAACCCGAACATCCAGGAGCGCAACAAGGCACCGCGAAAGGCCAAGAACGATATCGGCGATGAAGGGCTGGAAGAGCTGACCAGCGCTTTCGATAAATCGCTGTTTGACTACCAGCACAAATGGAAGGTGGCTGGGCTCACCCACCGGATCCGCAATATTCTGAAGTCCCGGCAGATCGGCGCCACCTGGTACTTTGCCCGCGAAGCGATCGTGGACGCCTTCCACACTGGTAAGAACAAGATCTTCCTGAGTGCGTCGAAGGCCCAGGCTCATGTTTTCCGGCAGTACATCGTTCAGTTCGTCAAGGACACCGCCGGCGTTGAACTGCGCGGTGATCCCCTGGTGTTGCCCAACGGCGCCACCCTGTATTTCCTCGGTACCAACGTGCGAACAGCCCAGAGCTATCACGGCGATCTGTACATGGATGAGTACTTCTGGATCCAGAGCTTCCAGCAGTTCCGGAAAGTCGCATCCGGTATGGCCATGCACAAGAAGTGGAGCCAGACCTACATTTCCACGCCTTCCGCGATCACCCACGAAGCCTATCCGTTCTGGACTGGCGAGCAGTTCAACAAGCGCCGGGCCAAAGATAAGCGGGTATCCATCGACACATCGCACGCCGCGCTGGCTGAAGGAAAGGCATGTGATGATGGGCAGTGGCGCCAGATTGTGACGGTAGAAGATGCCATCGCCGGCGGCTGTGACCTGTTCGATATCGACCAGCTGCAGATGGAGTACTCCGCGGACGAATACTCAAATCTGCTGATGTGCCAGTTCGTTGACGACACCCACGCCGTGTTCCCGCTCGCCAAGCTTCAGCGCTGCATGGTCGACAGCTGGGTGGAGTGGCGCGAACTAAAGCCATACGCCGAAAGGCCGTTGGGTGATCTGGAAGTGTGGCTGGGCTATGACCCATCCGGCGGCGGGGACGATGGCGACGGCGCCGGCCTGGTGGTGGTTCTGCCTTCAAAATCCTCCAATAAACCTCACCGGGTGGTGGAGAAGGTCCGCCTTCGTGGCCTGGATTACGAGCGCCAGGCAGAAGAGATACGCAAACTGACCAAACGCTATAACGTGTCGTTTATCGGCATGGACACTACCGGCCTGGGTGAAGCCGTGGCGGAGCTGGTGGAAAAGTTCTTCCCGTCGGTAACCCGTTTCAACTACTCGCCGGATGTGAAGGCCCGGCTGGTGATCAAAACCCAGAACATCATCGACCATGGCCGGCTCCAGTTCGATGCCGGCTGGAGCGATATGGCGCAAAGCTTCATGGCGATTCGACGTGCCATGACAGATTCACAGAGACAGCTCACCTACAAGTCCGGCCGCAGTGAAGACACCGGCCATGCCGATCTGGCATGGGCGGTGATGCACGCGTTGTCGAATGAACCCCTCGAAGGGCCCACCGAAAAGGGTGGCAGCATGATGGAGATTTACTGATGAGCAAAAGCATTGAAGCGTTCACTTTTGGTGAGCCGGTACCGGTGATGGACAGGTACGACATGCTCTACACCGGCTGCTGGATGGCCGGCCAGGATTACTACGAACCACCGGTCGATATGGCTGCACTCGCCAAGTCCTACCGATCCACCGCTCACCATGGCAGCGCATTGCAGGTTAAGCGCAACATTCTGGTGAAAACCTTCCAGCCCACTCAATACCTGAGCCGGCAAGACTTCGCGCGCATGGCGATGGATTACCTGGTGTTCGGCAACCTTTACGGCGAAAAACTGGAAAACCGGATGGGGCGACTGATCCAGGTGAAGCCGATTCTGGCGAAATACTGCCGGCGAGGCGTGAAGCCCGGATCCTTCTGGTGGGTTCATGACTGGATGAACCACACGGAATTCGCAATGGGGAGCGTCGTTCACCTAATGGAGCCAGACATTGACCAGGAGCT